TGGGCTATACTATCTCCCACAAAGTGCGATGCGGGTATAGTTCAGTGGTAGAACAGTTGCTTCCCAAGCAACATGTCAGCGGTTCGAGTCCGCTTACCCGCTCTGGCTTTGCCCCTGTGCGGTTGCCCGATAGCAACCGCACTCGCCTCTATAACGAGGTAAAAATCCCCTTCATCTGGCAATCTTTCCAGTACCGCTACCGAAACAACCTCACCCGGCGGAATGTAAAGCCCTTGCCCCGTCTCTGCCAATAGCTCACGAATTGTCTGCCCTAGCTCCTGATCAGTCATCGCCCCCGCCCTCCCCAAATAACGATTTCACGAACGAAACTTGCGCATGAAAATTGACCAGTTGATCAACGCTGTACTGTCCATAGCGCTTGATCGTCGTGCGCACATCCTCATGCCCCATGATCTGCGCCAAAACTCCCGGATCGCCACCCCGCGCCCGAAAAGCGAGCGCCATAGCGTGCCGAATCGCGTGCGGGTGCAGCACGCTTTTGTCCTTCACACCCGCTTTTTCGCCCAGTTCCCGCATGACCTTGCGCGGCGTGCTGTCCGAGAGCGCTTTTCCATAATCTCGCTCCCTCAGTGAGCAAAACACCGCCTCAGCCCCCTTCGGCGCGGTCTCCAGCCACATCCTCATCACCCGCGCCGTCGCCGCGCTGAAAGGAACTGCCCGCTCTTTGCGCCCTTTTTCTACCACTACCGCATACCGCCCCTCCAGATTGAGCCGATCCCGCGTCAGAGAAATCAGCCCCCCCACGCGGCATCCGGTATCCGCCAGAAACATGAGCATTGCCCGGTTTCGCCGACCCATCGGCGTTCCGTCGCACGCCCGGATCATCTGCTTCAAATCGAACGCCGTGATTGCCGGGGGCATTTTGTGGCGCACGGGCGGCAACTGAATTCGCACCGCTGGATCGTTCCCCTCGAATCCATATTCCGCCCACGCCCACGCCATAAATTGTTTCAGCGTCCTCACATAACTCCGGTAAGTTTCGTCAGCAAACTTAGCATCCCGCACACCCTTCAAATATGCCCGGATCATCCCCGCGTGGACTTCCCCGACCTTCGTCTTCCCAAATTCACCCGAAAACCGCGTTAGCATATGCCGCATCCACCGCAGCGTTGCTGGGGATTTGTCTTCCACCTCCAACTGCAATAGAAAATCCTCAATCGCCGCGCCGACGGTGATCGCCCGGAATCGCGTTACCACTCCGCCACCACGAAGTTGACCGCAACATCCCCCGCCGCGCTGAACAAATACGCCGTTCCCGACCCCACCTTCCACTGCATGATAAACTCATGGCTACCCACGCTCAGCCCTGTTTTCATCATCGCCAGCGTGATGATTCTCGCATTCGTGTCCAGCGTCTCCTTGCCCATTCCATTGGTATACGCTGACATCCACCGCGTCCCGTCAATCGTGCAATCCAGCGACAGCAACCGCGCCGGGTTGTCCGCATAGAAACTCCCCACAAAAAAAAGCGCCACGCGCCCCGTCGTGGTGGTGATCGTCGCCTTCAGGTTCGTGCCGTCGATGTTCGCAAAAGACCCGCTGGAGGTGCTGTAGACACCCACATTGTTCCTTGCAATGACCGTCGCCGGCTTCCCTGCATGGACATAATTCATATTGTCCCGAATTTGCTCGTTCAAATCGCTGGCGCTCACGACCTGCCCGGCGACGAACGTATCTGGTGTAGTCCACGCCATTTAAATCCCCAATCTGCTTGTTGTATCTAGCACTCCATAAGTCGCCTCTTGCAATATCCAATACGTTTGGTCGTCCAATCGCCGCAGCCACAACGTGACCGACGAACGCAGATTTGTGCCGCCGGTCAACGTGTAGTCAACACCCGTGAGCATGTACCGCTCTGCCGAAATCGCCGCCTGCGTGTCACTCAGGACGATCAGATCACTGATCTCCAAGCTGTACAAATTGACCGCCCCAAACGCGGATTTTCCGTCGATGCGCACACTCGAAATCCGTTGCCGTGCTTCCTTGAAACGAGCGAGGAAATATTGAGCAATGCTCCGCCCCAGCGGCTCGTTTCCCCCCAAAGGCAACTTCAAATTCAACACCCGCCGCCCAAAAACATCTTGCGAATCGGCATCATCAATCGCCACCTGCACTGTGTCGTAGACAACGATTCCCGTCCCTCGTACCTGCAAATCAAAAATATAAAGTGTCCCCAAAGCGCTATTTTTCAAACTGACCTCAATCCCCGATCCAGTGGCAGCGACGGTGAACGCAATCAGACCGTTGTTCGTGTAGTCGAACCCGGTTTGATCCGCGTTTTCCCAAATCTCGAAGTCCGTCCCTGCGGCGAGCGGTAGCGTCAAGTCCCGCGCCCCAATCGTCTCGCCCGTCCCCGGATCAACATAAGAAAGCGTAACGACGGTCACACCCCCGGCGGGCAAATCGTCGGCTGGATTATTCCTATCCTCGCCCCACACGCCGGGGACGGAGATTGTGTTCCGCGCCCGTGCCACGATCCCCGCGCTTAACGTCCCCCTCGGCTGGAAACTGATCACGATTCGATTGAAAATCTGATTCGCATCCAGCTGTACTTGAGCATCTCTCAAATCATTCGTGATCGTCAGTGCCGCCGTTGCCGATGTTCGCTTGAAAATGTAATCCCGGTCTCGGAAAGCAAGTTCCCCATTCCGTTTCTGAAAAAATAGTCCCAATTCGCTGTCGATCACGTCTTTGACAGCATCCAAACCATTCGTTCGCTCCGCTGTCCACTGGTCTCCAGCAACATCGAAGGTCATTCGACCCGTCTCAAAGTCCAGTGTTCCCGTCCCGTCCGTGCCGCCTGTCAGCGTCGCCCCCGTGACGCTCAAACTTGACGACGATTCCGCCAGCGTGATGCTATTTCCCCACGTCCCCCGTGCCTTCGCCTTGATTGTCACCCCTACATTTACCGTCCGCGCCGCGTACCGCGCCGAAATTTCGCCGTCCGTCAGCGCCCGGTCCCAAATCAGTGCCTCGTCTGCGTACCCCTTCAGGCGCTCGTCAACCTTCAGCACAGTGATTGTGTTTGTGATGCCTGTGCTTGCCTCTGACCCGATCAGGACGGCGTTCACATACGCCTTCCCTACCGCGCCTGTGTAGTCAAAACTGTAAATGAGCTGGTACCATGTCGATCCACCGAAGGTAAACGTACCAGCCGCAATCGCCACCTCGTCACCAAAGATCCCAAAACTACCCGAACCGTCGCTGGCGACAGTCATGGCGAAATACTCGCCTGCCCCCGCGCCCGCCCGCGTCCCGAACAAGACGGTTTGAGACGCGGGCGGCGACGCACTAAATTTCACCCACAATTCAACTGCAAACGATCTTTGGTAAAAATCCCAAATTGGCAAATCAACAATATCATTAATTCCGTCGTGCAATACCGCCCCGTCGGGGTCTCCTGTCAGCGCACCCGCTTGCCCCAATGTCGATCCCGAATAGGTCGCATCCCGCCCGTTTTTGCCTCGATCATCCGCATTCGTGCCGCTTGTTTCGCCTAGCCTGTGCCAGCGTAGCGGATTAGCATCCCGCGTCAGTTTGAAAAACGACGCAGTAGCTTCAGCGCTGCACGTCGCCGGGCGCGTCGTCCCCGTTCCGTAGGTCGTTCCTGACCCAAAATTTCCGTTTACCGCTGCGATCAAATTGTCCGCAGTAGCATACAAATCCGCACCGATCAAGACCTCGTTCGCGCTCGGCGTCAGCGCTGTTTTGAACGTGTAGACAACCCCATCAATGGTGACGCTATCATTGTTCTCCGGGTTGCCCGCAAAATCAACGCGCCCCGTCGCCTGACCGCCCCGGAACGCCGCCGCGCAGATCATCTTCAACAGATAACCCGCGTTTTTATCTTCCTGCAAGGGCAAGGACACCGCAAAATCTTGCAGCAGGGCGAGGCGATCCACGCACTGGATAGTGGTCGTGCGCTGTTCGTAACTCCCCACCTCTGGCTCGAACGCCCGCGTAAACCCTTCAAAGATTGTCCATGTCGTCACCCCGTCCGTCACCTGCACGCGGGCGGGCAGATTCGAGCGGACATTGGGATAATACGCACCGCTCGCATAATTTGGGGAAAACCGTTTGTCCGCATTGCTCACCCGGATTGACGCCGTCCCGATTTTCGCCACCCGCGCCAGTTCCTCGCCGCTCATACCCGACTTGATCTGGACGCGCATGACATGTGCGGTGATTTCGTCGCCCCCACCGTAGCCATCGCTCTCCCAGTCAATGTAAACCTTGTACGATATGGCGTCGCCCATCACGTCCATGACCCCCGAAAGTTCGCCCGTTTTGCCGCCTGTTGCCATTTTGCAAACAGCACGTCGGGGTCGCTCTCGCCCTGAATGGTGACGTTGATTTGGACGCCTCCCCCACCCCCGTTCGGAACGACGAACCCGGATCGACCCGGAACAAATAACTCCGGTCCCCGCTCTCCAACGTAATAAGGCATTCCGCCCGTCACGGGTCCGCCACGCGCCCGCCTCGGTGCCGCCTGCACGCCACCAAATGACACGCCACTACCACTCCCTTCGCTCGCCCCGCTCACGCCCGCCGCCGCCGCATACGCCGCCGAGCGTACCCAAATTTCAATCTGAACCCGCGCCCGATCAATCGCCGCCATATCGGGCTTGATCAGCAAATTATTCCACCCCGACGCGGGCGGAATTCCCCGCTCGATCACCGACCTTGCCTCCGGCGCCAGCCCTACCACCCCCATCATGGCATCCCTCACTTTGTCGCTGGTGGAGGCAAAATTCGGGTTGTATTTTAACTGCCTGTCAATCGGCATCCGCTCCTCAGCATAAATATCGCGTCTAAATTCCAACTGCGGGGCGGTCATCTTGAAATGATCCGCCCAGTCCTGCCACCGTTTGCGCTCCGCCTCCGCCGCGCCGCTGTATTCCGCCGTCAGCAATGCGATTGCCTTGCCATATCCTGCCGGGGTGGTATCCCCCGTCCACCGCGCCGCATGTCCTTTCATATCCAACTTCGGATCAAACGACTCCAATGACTGCGGATCAACACCCCGACTAATCATGTCTGAAATCTGCGCGTCGGTGAGCCCGCCGGGTCGGTTCCGCCCCGCCACCGCATAATTTTTTGTGTCGTTGTCATAACGCTTCATGCGCGTCTCGGCGTCCGCAGCAATGTAGCCGGAACTTGACAATTTGCTCAGAATAGTTTGTGCGTCTTTCAAAACCAAAACCGCCAGCGCCCCTGTCCCTGCGATCACCGCCAGTCCCGCCCCCACCGGACCCAATGCCGCCGCCAACGCCCCCAACCCGCCCAACAACTGCCCTCCTGCCACGACCAACGCGCTCAAGTTTCCCAGCGTCGTCACCGTAAAATTCAGTGCAGGCATCCCCACCGCCAGCGCCACCCCCACCCGCAACAGCGTATTCGCCAACTCCGGGTTCTGTCTTGCCCATTCCCCTATTGAATTTGCTGATGCCGTCAGTTCGTCCACCATCGGCTTGAGTGTATCTACAAAGGGTAAAAGCGCTTCTACCGCCGCCGATTCAAGGCTACCCTTCAGAGCATCGATCTTCCCCGCAAAGGTTGCCGCTTTATCGCCCGCTATCTTCGCGGCGCTGGCGCTCTTCTCCATTTTCGCCACCATCGCATCGACAGGCATACCCGCAAACAGAGCCGCCAAGCCGACTTGTCCATACGACCCGGCGAGGTCGTACATGAGTCTGTTACGTTCTTCGTCGGTCATGTCCTTCATGGCGTTCTTCAAATCGCCCAACACGTCGGGCAGCGGACGCGCCTTGCCTTCCATGTCATAAAGGCTCACATTCAGACGTTCCAGCGCCTCCGCAGCGCTTGAACTTGTGGATAAATGGGACAGCAGCGACTTCAGCGCCGTGCCTGCCTCTGCCCCTTTTATTCCGTTGTCGGATAAAACCGCCAACGCCGCCGCCGTCTGCTCGATGCTCATGCCAAAATTTTTGGCAATCGGACCGACATTCCCGAATCCGGCGATCAAATCTTCCACTGTCGCCGAACTCGCCCCTGCTGCACGTGTCAGCGTATCCGCCACCCGCGTCGTGTCCCCAATGCCCAGACTGAACATGGACATTGTGTCCGTCACCGCGTCCGCCGCGAAACCTAGATCGAGACTCGCCGCCGCCGCCAAATCCATCACCGCGGGTAGGGTCTTCATCGCATCCGACACGGACTGCCCGGAAGAGAGCAATTGCAGCATGCCCTCGGCGGCTTGCTTGCCGCTGAACATTGTCTTCGCGCCCATTTCCAGCGCGAATTTGCCGACCTTCTGTAAGTCCTTCCCGGTCAGCCCCGCCCGCGCCCCGACCTCGCTCAGAACGGTCTCAAAATCAGCCGTAGTCTTAATCCCTACTGCGGCAGCGGCGGCAAACGGCAGCATCATGCGCGTCCCGGTTTCGGTCAGCTTTTTCGCTGCGTCGCCCGTAGCTTCTAGCTTTTTTCCGAATCCCTTCAGCGAATTGCCGGCGGACGACAGCTTCCGTTCAAAGTCGGAAGTCTCCCCGCGCAATACTGCCGTCAGCGTCGCCACCACCTCTGTCATGGTTTCTTCATCGTCCTAGCTGCCTTCATCTGTCCCGTGCGCCACGCCTGAATATTTTGAAAGTCCCGTGCGCTCAACCCCCGCACGTAGTCCAACGTCCATCCGAATTCACGACACAGTGTCAACTGGTCGTATAATGTCTCCATCTCCACTGTCACCTGATTCGGCATGTCCCGGCTCGTCACGCCCTGACTGATCAGAAATGTCGACTTTTCCATCGCCCGTGACGTATCCGAGAAATCGCATCCACTCGGTTGCGAATCGAGTCATCACCTCCTTGTGTTGCCGAACCCCCAATTTCTTGTAAGATAATACATCGCTCGGATCACCCTTGAATTCCCACGCCGTGACGCATTTCGCCGCCCACCGGTGCAGGTACGAATCATCTCGCTCCTGCACTGCTTTTTGCCAATCTTCATTGACTTCGCGAACTTCCTCGTAGGTAATTTCGTCAAGGTCGATCTCGATCCGCCATTCTTTCGGGTCTTTCATGCTAGAACGCACCCTCCGTGTACGCCCCGTCAGCTTTGACGACTAACGTCCATTTCGCGACGTCATCGTAAGGAAAGTCCAAATCGAAACTCTCGATCAAGCACGGACCCGAAAACTTTTCGCGCCCGGTTGCCGTCCCCCGCGGACCAATGATTACCGTGCCGTTCAGACCCTCCACAAGCGTGTAGGCGTCCGCCGTTCCCATCGGCGATTCCGCCCCATTGTGAAGTCCGTCCAAATTGAGTGACCAATCCTTCACGCCCGCCAGACGTTTCATGGTTCCGTCCAACCCCGCTGTGCGGTCTATCAGATTGACCGATTTGCTGATTTTCACATTGCGCACCTGCGCATAGAGACTGATCGTCCCGCCCGCATGGACGAACGCCGCGTACCCCTCCGAACCCATCCGAAATTCCGCCATGATTCACCTCGTTATTTGCTAATGCGAATGCGGTAATCCGCCCCGCGCCGCCAATATTGCTTGCCTTCGACATTTTCGACGCGCTGGAACAGGCTTCCCCGCGTCACTGCAATGAGATTCCACCCGCCGACGGTGATCATTCCGTCGTGCAGCGCCGTGTCGAGTGCATCCGACCCCGCCCGTGCTTCTGCCAGATTGGTCGAAATGACCTCGATCTGGTAATCCACGTCAACAATCCGGCTCTGCGAGATATTCGTGTCCCCGCCGCCCACGTAGGCAAAAACGCAGTACGGCATCGTCGCCCCCAAAGGCGCTTGTTGCGCGTAGATCCGTATTCCGAAATTTGCCCCCAACCCCGCCAGCTTGGAATAAATCCCGGTTTCAATAGCCGTCTGGCTCATAGTCGCTTCTGGATCTCCGCCCGGTAGGTCATCATCGCGTGTTTCACCAGCCGTCGCAGCGCCGGGCGCATGAACGGACGCGCCGCCATCCGCACTGTTCCATATTCCAAATGCGTCGCATAATCAGTTTCCGCCGTCACCCACCAGATCATGTGTGTGTACCGCTCAAACCGGATGCTGTTTTTGAGCAACCCGGTGGCGACCCCCGGCGGCGACCCCGTTACGCTCGGACTTTGGCGACTGAAATTCTGAATGACATCCTTCGTCATCAGTGCCGCCATCATTCCCAACGACTCGTCAGCCATCGCCCCCGCGCCTGTTGCCAATGTGTCCAGCGTCTTCGTGTCCAAAATGACCCGGATGCTCATGTCAGCCTCGCCACGATGAACCGTTTGCTCACGCGCCAGCTATGTGCGTCGTGCGCGATTCGCACTTCGTAAGTCATCGTTCCAATGAAAACTCGATCTCCGACCTCGATGGTGGCGTTGTACGCCAGCGTCAAGCGATACATCTGCCGGAACCCTTCTGCCTGCCCGGTTTCTTGAAGCTGCGTGGTCGCCTGCGAAAACGGGTCCAGCCGACACGCCACCCCGCTTGCCCGCGTTGTCCAGCTTTCCGTCAGCCCGCCCGCACCGTCACCCGATATGGCAAGCTGCTGAACTGTACATGAGTCGGGCAACATACCGGAGATCGATTCCCGCATTGACGCCAATTGCGCGTCCGTCATGAAAGCCATGATTCGTCCCTCCGCGCCATCTTCGAGGCAACCAACCCCCCAGCCTGACTCTTGCCCCGGAAAAACGTTGCCATTGTCAGGCAGTGCGCGTGTTGGTCCCCAGCGTCTATCCGGTGGTTGTCAGACGACCAATTCACCCGTTCCGCCGCGAACCCCGCTTTCGCCTGCCACACGTCCGCCACTGCCCGGTAGAGGTCGTAGAGACGTGCGTCCAAATAAAGCGCCACCGCGCCTTGGTCCGTCGTAAAGGTGATCCGTCGTGCCGCATAGTTCACCGCGTACCCGCTTGAAACCGTCGCCCCGGATGCCGTCTTGACCGCGAAACCGGAGTCCGATCCGGCTTCCTCGTACCACCCGTCAGGCATGGCGAAATCAAGATATTGGTAGTTCCCTGCCACTGCCACCGGGATAGCCAAGAGAGGCTCCATCCGCAAGATCGACACCCAGCGATCCAGCGCCGTTTGGAGCTGATCGTCGCTCCAATACGTAGTCGCCCCAACGGTCACATCCGCCGTTCCCACTCTGCCCAGTTTCCGTACCTCCATGATGAGGTTCGCCATGCCCGCCCGCGCCATTGCTCACCCCTTATCCCGCGCCCGGTGGCACGCTGGGCAGGTTTTCCTTGCCGTCAGTCACGGTCTCTTGCAGCTTTTTCAATTGTTCCCCCATTGCCCGCAGGTCGTCAGCCTGATCCCAACTGACCAACTCAGCAAGGCTCGTGAAGACCGTGATCGCTCGTTCCGTGACGTTGATTGCCATTTTTGCCACATCAGGGGGAACACCTTTCCCTCCCCATTCAATGGCATCCAAAAGGGGTTTGTTGTTGTTGACGCTTGCGAGGAACTCCGTCGCCATCTTCAGATTTCCCCGCGTCAGCACCACCACCAACCCCACCAGCACGACAATCGCCGCCAATAACCCCGCCACCGCCATGATCACTGCCACATCCATGTCAAACCTCCCGTCGCCACTTTTCCCGGTTCGCTTCGATATATTCAAGACAAGCGTCCCTGCTTGCCTTCCAGTCGTCCTTCCCCGCCCCATCCTCAAAAACCTCGAAACTCATCAGCGTCTCAATCGCCAATCCAAGTTCCGGCACGAGGACCAGCACCACTTCGGACTTGTCTGGTTTGCTCTTGAACTGCGCTTCGATAATTACCTCGTCGTCCCCCCCCGCCCATAGTGTCTGGAGCGCGTGTTGGGGCATGATTTTCGTTTTCCCCGCGTCCGTGACCAGTGCATCCAAACCCTTCGCCACCTTCTCCTTGTCCTTGTCAGACACGCCGCTCCCGTATACTCCCGTGAACGTCAGCCTCAAATAACCGTGCCACGCCATGCCCGCCCCCCTTCACTGTGCCAGTACCACCGCGTCCTCTGCCCCCAACGCCACCCCGAATACCGCCACATGTTGCAGAGCTCCTTTGAAGTAGCTGTGTCCAAGACGCCCCCCGATCCGCCATTCCAACCCCGCCGTGTACGAGATATTTGTTGCGATCCCCGTTGCGCTGGCAATCTCCGCGCCGTTTCGGTACGCTTTCAAAATCCCGCTCGTATTGCTGTACGTCCACAGCCAATGTTGCCACAAATCCGCCGTGAACGTTCCTTCCACGCTTACCGATTCCCCGTTTTGCACTTGGAAACTTGGATGCGCGAAATTGCCGTAAGCGTAAGACCAGCTCCCGTCATCCATCGCCACCGTTGCCCCCGCCCCCGTCTCCGCGCGTGTCCATAGGCTCACCGACACGGAATTAGCCTGCAAAATCGCGGTTTCTGCGACGATCACGACGTCATTGATCCCATCGAAATACAACGCGGGTGTCCCGTCTGTGCCTACCTGCACCCCCCACGCTGCTCCTGCAATCGCGCCGTGCAGCCCGTTCCCGCTTGAATCGCCCGCCGTGCTGCCCGCCCCTTCCTGCAACTTCCAATACCCCACTGGACTTCGCGCCAAAATTGCCTCCGCCCGCCCCGCTCTCGACATCCGCACGCCGGGCAGTTGGTTTGTCCGCCCCCCACGCTCAACGCGCATCAGTCGATCTCCATGATCCGCAAATCAACCGTGCCATTGGCGCAAATCGCACACCACGCCCCCAGCGTCCCCGCGTCCTCGAAATACGCCCCCGCCGGAAGCGGAAATCCGTTCGAGGTCGTCAGGTTCAGCGCCGTTCCGAGGTATGCCTGCGCCGCGCCAGCATTGTAGATCAGTGCCTGTTGACGGTTCGCATTCGCTGCAAGGACCGTCCCCCCCGACGCCGTGACATTGACCTGCGTCAGCGTCGGTGTACCTTTGTGAATCGTCACTCCCAGCCCGCCAGCATATGTCGCGAATCCGCGTGGTTGGTTGAGACTCACTTCTTCACGTGCCATGTGTCACCTTTCCTAACTGATAATTCAGCAAATGAGCGTATTCATCGAGCGTCCCACAATCCCAATATCCCCCTTGCGCATAGACAATTTCAATGCGTAATTTGGCATGAATAGCAGAATTGAGGCTCTCGCTTAAACTCTTGTGTGCCGGGTAAATATGTCGCCAAAACGCGACATTCCACCCCACCGCCCCCCACGCATGGACGTATCCGTGTGTGTCGGCTGGCTTGTCTTGGATAGCGATCAAGCGATCTTCCAAATCGATCACGCACATCCCCAGTTTGTGGCGTTGCTCCGTCCGCGTCTGGAAGACCCCCACCACCACATCCGCCACGTCCAGCGCATGGTTCATCTTCAGCAACAACTCTTCGTCTTCCCACCATGTGTCCGCCATCGCCATGAGGACGCGGTGGTTACCTGTCCATTGTCGTCCCGCCCGCAACGTCCCCGGCATGGTTTCCGTAGCGGTGATGTACATGCTCCCCGTGCCGATCATCGCCGCTTGAATCAGTTGGTTGTTTTCATTGTTCGCAGCAATGAAAACATTGCTGCACCCCGCGTCCAGCAGCGCCGCCGCTCGGCTGCGAAGCAAAAAAGAGTGGCGAATCGGCAAGAGCATCTTCTGCAATCCTCCCATTCGCGTTGACTTCCCCGCCGCTGGAATCAGCCCCATAGTTAGCCCCATGCTGCCACCCCCTCTACGCCCCATTTATTCCACAGCCAGTCACGCCCCGCCTGATCAGCCTCTTCGTTGTAGTCGCCGCCGAAGTGAAGGACATAAGCAGATCGCACCGCCATCACGCGATAGCCCGCTTTCCGCGCCCGATAGCAATAGTCCCGGTTGCTCGCCCAGCACGCCCGGTGGCTGTGATTCGCCGCGTCTGGCATCCCTACTTTTTCCATGAAGTCGTGCCGCCATCCCCACGCATGGTTGTCGACGTTCATTGCCTCAAAGGTCTCCCACACCGCCGAGGGATACGGCACATGAAGGATGCCCGTCCCTTTGTCGCTCGACCCCGGCGCAACAATCCCTACTGTTGGATCATGCAGTTCTGCCACGAGCCGCCCGATCATTTCAGGATGTGCCACCGTGTCGTTGTTCAAGCAAAAATAGCAGTCCGCCGGGTGAAGCAAGATCGCCCCGTTAAACGATTGGATAAGAGGAAAATTCTGCATATAGCGCATGACCTCCACCCCGTCGGGCGGCGCATAAGGAGTCGGACTTGCGTTGTCAATGACAATCACCCGCGCCCCGCGCCCCGCCACGCTTGCCACACAATTGTTCGTATAAGAGTCTTTCTCATAATGAAGAACAAAAACGGTGACGTTCATGGTTTCCGCGCTTTCATCCGCAGATTCGGAACCTGATACCTGCCTACCAGTCCGGTGTGCCGCACATCCTCAAAATCAAGCGTCCATGTCCCCTCCCAGTCACTATCATCCCCGTCATGGAAGCCCCGGTACCCAGCGTCCAGCAGGTCAGCGATCAGCGTCGTCCGGTTCCATCCCCAGCGGTGTTCCTCGCTCGCTCCGTGCCGCGTCCGGCTGCCCGGCACATACGCCACCGCCGCGAACACCTCAAACGGAATTCGCTCCGCCATGACATCCTCCATCATCGATTCCAAGTCCGGCACAACGATCAACAGCGTCCCTCCCGGTTTCAGAAACGTCCCCCAATAGCGGAGCGTCGGCAAAATATCCCACGCCGGCAGATGTTCTAGCGTATGAATGCAGCGAATCGCATCCAGTTCGCCTTTTTTGAAAAATCGGTCAAGCTGTTTTGACGAAGCGGAGATGTCCGCAACCATGTCCGGCAACGGACGATACCCGCTACTGTCAGCATTTACAGTAAGCCATTCACCACCCTTCCCCACACCACCAAAATCTGCTTGGATCATCGCCACCCCTCCGCTTGAATGTAGCCACGCTCCTGCCATTTCAACCGGAATCGCGCCAGTGTCTTTTCCCTAGCGCTGTATTCTGAGCCCGAATTCCCCGGCGTGTGCTGGACACCGATATATCCGGTGCCCCACACGTCGTATCCGTGCCGCCGAGCTTGCATACAAAAGTCGGAGTCTTCCTCATGAAACAGACCGTAGTCTTCATCGAATGCCGCACCCTGAAAGACCTCTCGCCGCGCCGCTAGACACCATCCACTGACGACATCAACCAGCCCCGGCAGCCTCGGCGAAAGTGTGAACAAAAGTGGCAATTCCCAACGCACCAAACACCCCGCGCACCCCACCACGCCGATGTTCTCATGCTCAAAAGGTGCAGTCAGCGTCGCCAGCCACCCCTCGTCTTCAATGATTGTGTCGCTGTCAAGGAAGATCAGAATATCGCCATGCGCCATGCGACTGAGCATGTTCCGACCCTTCGCCACGCCAAGATTTTCCAGCGAACGTTCCACACATACCCGTTCGCCTTGTTGCGCAAAGAGCCACTCCGGCGTGCCGTCTGCGCTTGCATTGTCGAGGATGATGAATTCCACATCCGTCCGTCGCCGCGTCCCCTCCAGACTCCGCCAACATGCCTGCATTGTCGAGAGGCGGTTATGCGTCAACATCAGGATGGAATACTTAATCTTCACTTCGAGCATGGGTTCGGGGGTCACGGCGACATGCTCTCCACGAAGTGTCTGGCGCGGGCGAGGCTGAATTTCCCGTACCGCTCGGCGTCGCCGCCGCCGATCCATCACGGTCTGTGCCGCTCCGTCTATATCCATCTGGATTTCTTGAAGAGCGGGCAACATGAACTGCGTGAACACCTGATCAACGTCGAACGCCAGCGCCCCCATCCGTGCTTTTTCTCGTAAACCGGTGTCCCCGCGCTTTTCATACGCTTCCCCCAGCGACCGCGCCGCCAGCGGAACAATTGGCTCATACCAAAATACGCCCGTCAGTGCCATGTATTTGCGCATACCCGGCACCGTCCAACCCCCAAAGCACAGTTCTGGCGAGGCGCTGTAGTCGCTGACGATCACCGGGCAACCCGCCGCCTGCGCCTCTACCGTTGGAATGCCAAAGCCTTCTGACGACAGGAGCATGAACACGTCAGCCGCGTTGTAGACGTTGTTCATGAAATCCGTCTTGTGCATTGACATTTGCACATGATAAGAGTGAGGTGTGATCACCTTGTCAGCAACATCGAAAGCGTGTGCAATCTTGGCAATATCTTCCCCGCCCCACACGCCCAGCGGCTCGCTGTGGATGTAGAACAGCGCGTCGGGATGTGGCTCAATGTCCAGCGCCGCGTTTCCTTTGACAAACAAAGAAAACGCCTCAATCATCCCCACGAAATTTTTCCGGCTGGGCGTTCCTTTGTTCGCCGCCACGCTCACCACAAGGTACTTGTCCGCCAAATCCTGACGGATGTATTTTCCAAGCGCTGACCGTGCGGAGGAACGGTCTTTCGGCGCATATTGCTTGGTGTCGATCCCGTGAGGCACATAGCGCGGCTGGAATCCCGCTTTCGTCAGCGCCTCATGCCCAAACCGAGACATGCTCCACACCCACCGCGCCCCCAGCAACGCCGCCGCGTTGCGGGAGAAAAGCGGTGCGCCATCGACCGGCACCCAAGCAGCCCATCTGAATTTGCTCCAAACGTTGGCGTCAAAGACAAACGGATCGAACAGCGAGATCGCCACGTCGCCCGCTTCACCATTGTCCCAATGGTTGAAGTCCATGTGTGCCTGAATCATGTCATTCAGGTACAGGTCTTTCCCGCGGGGGAGGGTCGTAATATTGTTTGGATCAGTAAAAATCTTTCCCTCGCACCCGTACAGTGCTGCGACCACCACGCCCATCCCGGCATCACGCACCCTCGGCGTGAACAAATCCGTTTGATTGCCGTACCCGCTGTTGGTTGTGGAACTATTACTGACCCACAAAACGTTCATCTCTTTGTCCTCACTTTGCTGCCCAAAGCCTCTACCCGCCTGTCCGCTCCCCCTCTCCGTTCGCGGAGAGGGGGCAGGAGGTGAAAGCTAGTTGTTCACCGTCGCAATCACAGTCCCTCTCAGTTGCACACCCCACGTCGGGCGAATCGCCCCCGTTCCATAGAACATGTTCGAGACCAATTCAGTCCGACGTGCACTCGCATCCCGCTCTTGCTCAATGCGCAGCCCCTGACGGATGTCGAGCACCAGCGTTGCCCGCGTGAACAGCCCCATATACTGGTTCGCCGCTGCCGTTCCGCAATTCGGCGAGACGAACAAGAATAGGTCGTTTTGAACCTGCTGGACGATGTATTGCGCCTGAAACTGATCCCGGATCGAGAGCGGTGCAGCGTTCGTCAAGCCCGCGATGTTCGCTTCCTTGGCGAGGAAGTGGTAATGCATCGGATCGACCACCGCGTAATACGGTCCCGGAATCTTGTTTTTCTCCATCATCGCCCGCGCAGCCATGATGTTTCCCCACGTCAGCGTCCCTGGCGTGCTGGCTGCCGATCCCGCCCAGACCGTCCCGCCGGTGAAGGCGGAAAAGTGTGCGATCAAGTCGATCTCCGGTTGGCGCAGGATTTTGTAGGTAATTTCCCGTGCCACGTCCGCCGCCGCCTCAATGTTGAATCCCCGATCCGTCATCAACCGACGGTCATAGAGATCAATCCGATACCCCACCTCCTTCGGCGTCACCGTGCCGAGTGTGGTGTAATTGAAGCCTTGTGCGTCAATGTCTGTCGCCTCCGCCACACTGTTCCACACCGTCCCGCTCGACGGATATTCCGCAAAACTGCGTGGATTCATGCCCGTTTGGTCAGTATAATTCGCAACCAAGCTCGGCATGAATAGTGTCTCCCGCGCATAGTCGAGCGCGGCTTGGAAAATGTGCGGGATGAGCGTTGATACGCTGCTGTAAGTCATCGCCATGTCTGTATCCTCGTTTCGTTCGTCCTTTCCCTACGCCGCGCCTACGGCATCCCGCTTGTGCGCCCACGCCGCTGAATTCCCCTCAGCGCCGTGTCCTCTATGGAATTTCCTGCCCGACCACCCCGCCACCTTTTGCCCGGTGGATGGATGGGTTGAAGAACGGGCTGTTTCCCATACTGTGTTGCCCGCCCATGAGCGCCCGGATTTGCTGCGCAGTGTCTGGTTCTTGGACACCCACTGGCTCGGCTGAGTTCCCCGTGCTGGTTGCCAGCGGACGCGGCGCGGCGGGCGGGTTTCCCGTCGGGCGAATCAATAATGCCGCCAACGCCTGTGCATCGCCCTCCAGTTCCTCAGCAGTCGCTCCTTGCAGCCGCGCCGCCAAAGTCTCTGGCAAACCATGTCGCAATGCTAACGCCGTCCGCACTGCGTTCAATTCCGCCGCCGCCCTCGCTGCCCGCTCCGCCTCCACTGCCTGCCGCAATTCCGCGATCTGCGTTTGAACCGCGTCAAGCGCCGTCAGCCGCGCCGCCAGTGCTTCATTTTCTTGACGCAATTGGTTGTTTGCGTGCCGTCGCTGCGCGTTTTCTTCGTTTAGCTGGCGAATGTGATCCCGCGTCGCGTCCGTGATGGGCGTCGCGTCCGTGATGGGCGTCTCGCCCTGTGGATTGCCGTTCATGCTATCTCCTCATTTTTCCTCATGTAGACCCGTGCCGTTGCCTCGCCAACCAGCGTGGTCAGCGACGCTTCCCGTCTCATGGTGCCGAAAATCGGAATGTCTGTGGTGGTCGTCAGTTGGCTGAAGGCGAATGCGCCATCCCGCCACGCTCGCCACCGCGCCGCGCCCAAAATGAGCCGTTGGTCGTCTTCAGGCAATTCCCGAAACACGTCCTCTCCCGTCGGGTGGCGCGGCGCTTCCCCCGCCACGTCTCGCCGAGTCGGCGCGGGCGCACACCGACCCAAAAAGTGATCGTTCAACTCTTCGTCCAGACCGTGAAACGATCCATCCATTGCCCAGCAGCTAGGACAGGTACGTTGGTCTTTTGCCGAGACCCATATCCAGCCACTTAGAATGTTCCGATTGATTCGATAGATTCCGTGTTGTGTCCGCCGCGCGGCGGAAAGCTGCATCGTCCGCGCCATGCGCACCACGTCGTAATATGGTTGCGTCCTCAGATAGCGTCGCACCGTTTCGGCAATTTCCCGCCCGCTCGCTCTCTGCCCGGCCATGGCGAGGATTTTTTCGCGCACCAGCGCCGCTCGGATTGCCCCGAAATCCCTGACCCATTCCAGATATTCCGGGGAATCGATCAACCCCACCATCGCCATGAGGTCGTCAAGGCTTGGGCTGACAAACCGTTGAACGTTCAACAAGTCCATCGCCATTCGCGCCACCCGCGCCCCACCCCGTGCGCCTTGTTCCCCCGCCCTGCGCGTCTCTTCGTGCGCCGTCCGTGCAAAGCTGTCCAGCGCCTCTTGTACCTCCTCTGTGAGTCCCGGCAAGGCGGTTAAAACTGTTGCCGTCGGCGTTGATGACAGCGCCTTCAACACGTTGTCAAGCCGCGCCAAAGGTGCCTTTGCCGCCTCCGCCAGCCGCCGCGTCATCGCCAGTGCATACCCTTCCAGCACCTCCCTCAGTTCCTGTTGTACCAAGGTCGGATGTTGAGGTGTTATCATTGCCGCAACACCCGTTCCATGATCGCCGCTTCGTCATCAAGTTGCCCGGCGATCCGCTGACTTTCCAGCGCCCAGTCGATGCCTAATTCCCGCGCCGCTCCCTCACGGCTGATCAGTTTCAATTCCAGTTGTCGCGCCACTGTTTCCGTTGCTTCTATTGGATCAACAGGGAGTGGGTCCGCCCACCGCACGCGAATATCCACCATCGCCTCGAAACCGCCCAGCATCAGCAACCGACGCGAGATTCCAATCAGCCCCACCTCGTAGTTGCTCCGCAGCTCCTCAGTTTTGGTCAACTGGTCGATGAACAGCGCCCGCAGTGCCAAGTTTGTCACGCGCTGGAAGTCGCTCACCGCGCCGCGCAGAGTGACCACCCGATGCTCTGCCATGTACGCGCCCTTTAGAAAGTCTAAAAGGCTCAAACTTGCCGCAAGTTCACTTTGCATTTCGAGGTTAAAGACTTTCGCCTCCGCGCTCGGAATCGTCCAGAAGTGATCAATCCCTGTCTCTGTCACCGCCGCCGCCTCAAAGCCCGTTCCCACGGTCCGCGGGCTGGCGTGATAGCGCAGAATTCGACTCATGTCGCTGGCAATCTTGTTCACCTGATCGTTGAGCGTGACCGCCCCCGCCTCAACCTCGCCCGCGCCGTAGTAGCTCCCCGGTTGCATTTCGTGGACCCAATCAAGGATTGGTCCCAGCGGGTAATCCCAGCGGTCTTCCGTGACCATTCTCCACGCATCCCCGGCGATCCCATTTTCGTCGTGTCGCCGTGTCCAATCTCGCACCACCCAACCCATCCCGTCCCTCACAACGTCCTGACGACATGCTGACTCGCCAACTTGCCAGTGAATCTCGTACCACAGGACATGTTCGTAATCGTCCGCTTTCCAGAAGACTACACAATCGGACGGGTTTGGGGTCATAACGCGCAAGACGCCGTTTTGGTCGGGCTGCACGCGGGCAAACACATGCCCCTGCAAGCAGCCTTGTTTGACCAACTTCGTCACCGTTCGCCAGCCGCCCGCCTCCGCCCACACCCGCGCCAGCCACGCCTCCGCCGCGCTCTGGCTGCCGTCCGCCTCGCCAATTTCAAACGTTGGCATCCTCGGCGCGACAAACGCTGCAAGTCGGTCCACCGTTGTCTTAGCAAGATTCACGGTGATATTGTCGTCCGGCTCGTTGGGTTGTGTCTTCAGCGCCTTGCGGTGGCGTCCCGCATAATAGTCGCTCGCAGTTTTGGCAGCTTTCCGCCGCGCGGCGAGTTCCTTCCCGGCTGCCTCACGAATCTTGGTGTTTTGGGGGTCGTATTTCATCGCACCCGGCATGGCTACCCACCCCCCAGAATACGCGCCAGAGCCCGCCCAAAACCCCTCGGATTGCCGTTCTGCCTGAAACTAAAATTGGCAGGCACGCTATCCGTTTGCCGCAACGCCGTTGCTAGTTTTTCCAAAAAATCGTTGGTGGCGTCAATGACACTTTCACGGACGCTCTCTGGCAGCTGTGCCAGCTTCTCATTAATTTGGTCGATCTTGGCGACCATACTTTGCATCTGGTACGTGCTGTGGTTCTGCCCATCCACCATTTTTTGAATGAGAATGTTTTGGGACTCATTGCTTTTCCGCAGTTCGTCCACTGCTGTTGCGATTTGCTGGCTGTTCATGTTGCTTTGCATCATCGCGCTACGCACAATAGCGATCAGCGGAGCGACCACCATGAACATCACAACAACGACAATCCCGTACTCCGCCAGCTTTGGATCAATCACGCTACATCGTCCTGCTCAGGAATAAAAAAAAAGCGCCCACCATCCGTCTGGATGATGGGCGCCTCAGGTCCACCATAGGTCGAGGGAGCGATCTCTCAGACGCACGAACGGCGCGTCATCTTTAGCCCGACCCTTTAGGCAACCTCAATTCTACGGGATTTTTCACTCCCGTGTGTATCAATTCCCGTACTTGCGCCGCCGCATAAGTTTCACACGGTCTCTCTCCTGACGCCCGTACTTGCGGAAAAACTTAGGGTGAATTGCTACCGCTACCATTTCTTGGCGGGCGGTAGCGGAAAGAATTTTCAAGAAGGGGGTTAGGAAACGAGGGGAGACGGTGACGGAGGGGAGGGTACCGCCTTCGTTGACGGCACAAGGCACGTCAACGCTAACGGAAAATTCGTACACGAATGTACTAAGACGGATCGTACTATCACCAGCCACTTGCACGGCGATCCGCCCCATGGCGACGGTATCATCACGCCCCGCCGCGCTTGCCGCAATGGATACCGCTTCCCGCATAACAGCGGGGTCCAGCTGAACGCTGGAGGGTGCCACAGAGGCACGCAAGGCGGCGATCTCTTTAGCGGTACGTGCTTCCTTGACGCCTTCGCAAATGAGTTCATCGCGCTGATGAACCGCTTGGAATTCATCAAACGGAAGGGGGATGAAGTTGTAGGGGTTGTTATCGAGGGGCGGGCATTCGGCTACATAGGCGCGATAGAGCGCGTCTAGGTCACGGTCTACGTAATCGATAACGTCTTGATCGCTGAATTCGGCGATCCCTTCAACATCTGCCCACACAAGGCGCTGAAAGCGCCGTTGCGTGGGGAGGTATCTCGTTAGCATACTAGAACTCCTTCTGCTACCTACTTTGAACCGTCCGGCATGGCAGCCTACCGAACGGCTTTTATGGGGAACACTTGGGGAATTTCATCCCCGATTTTTGCGGTAAAAATTTCCGCTTTTTAAGAATTTAAGTACAGCGGCTTCCCCTTGCCGCAAGGGACGGCAAGGGGAAGGTTGCTAGACGTCCCAAATAGCGCGGATGAACGCGGCGGCGGCACGGTAGGCGAAGGGGTGCGGATTGTCCTGATTGGCGGCTTCCTCGAACAGGGCTAAGGGACACGCCAGCCCCTCTGAAAACAAGTGAACTACCCGCAGAGGAGGGGCAGATAGGACGGCATAGAACCAGCGAGAGGTACCGGGGATGTAAATCGCCGTGATCCCGTAGGCACCTTGCAGGTAGGCGCCTTCGAGGTTGGTACCTTCGATGTTGGCGCCGGAAAGGTCGGCATCACTTAGGTCTGTGCCTCGCAGGTCGGCGCCTTCGAGGTTGGCGCCTTGCAGGTTGGCGCCTTGCAGGTTGGCGCCGTAAAGGTCGGCAACGTACAGATCAGTGCCTTGCAGGTTGGCACTAGACAGATCGTTACCTTGCAGGTTAGCGCCAGACAGATCGTTACCTCGCAAGTTGGCGCCGGAAAGGTTGGCGCCTTCGAGGTGGGCGCCTTCGAGGTTGGCGCCTTCGAGGTTGGCGCGGCTTAGGACTGCATTTCGCAAGTTGGCGCCTTCGAGGTTGGCGCCTTCGAGGTTGGCGCCTCGCAAGTTGGCGCGGAACAGGTTGGCGAACGGCTTGATCTCGTAGCCGTTCACGATGCGGATGGTGTTTTCGGTATTCTCGGACACGGTATATCTCCTCGGTAGTGAACCATTTCGGAACGCGCTGAAATTTTTCAGCTTTTGCCAGCGAAAAAATTTTTCGCTTTTTAAGAAATTTTTACTGATAGTGGTGTCTGGCGGATCAGACTTAGCAAGCCTCATCTCACACCGCCTTCTTTTTTTGCTTATACGCGCTTACTTCATCAGCACTCACGCCAACGCTTCGCATGGTCAGCGTTTCACCATCAACATAAGTCAACCACTGCTTGAGCGCCTGATTATGCAGCAAAGCATACAGATACTGCCCTGCCACCGCCGCGATCAGGTCATTGATCAATAAATGCTGCGTACCTGCCATCACCGCCTCGGCGCACCCGTCTCGCCGTCGTTGCGCCTGCTTTTTCCGTCCTTTCTCTGGTTTCAATAGCGCCGGGAACACCGCGCCCGCGTGTGGCAATTGGTGCCATGCGCAGTCTTTTTCCCCGCCCCCGCGCACTTCTTCTTTTTTGTCATATTGCACCTCGATGCTTTCCCAATCGTCGGTGGTTCCCAGCACAATTTGCCCGCCGTTTTCATGGTTGCCGCAGTCGATCCAAGTCAGACCGCCTTGCCGATGGAGGTGGTTTGCAATAGCGTTTCGCCCCGCCTCCCCGTCCACACAGCCCACGACGATCCCCGAATCTAGAATGTCATTTCCGTCCTGATACGCCGTCGGTATTGCCTCTACCTGCAAACCCAGCGCCATACCCAGCCGCCGCGCCACCACCTCTGCCTTGTTGCGCCCAATCTCCGCCTCGGTAAAGAGTTGCCGTCCAACGTTTTGGGCTTCAATGCTGTCGGGGTCGATGATCCGCAAATCCGGGATGTGCTGATTTCGCGCTCGCATGTCGTATAGGATGCGTGCCGCCATCCTTGCTACCTGTGCGCCCGTTCCACCTGCACCAACAATGGTGACGTGGTTGATCGTCCGATCAAACTCAAATTCTGGCATGGCTACCTCCCTGCTTCCAGCATCGTCTCTAGTGATGACTGTTCCGGCATCAGATCGTCGAGTGAGTACGTCTCCCGTCCTGCTTGCTCGGTCAGCATCAGCCGAATGTCCTTCGGGTGTTTTTTGCTTTTATGGGCAACGTTGTGTGACCCGAAAGGGCTACCCAGCAGTTTCTGCCAGTCTTCCGCCAAGTCATTCCCCGCCAGTGCCGCCTTGCTCACCCGCGTCACCGTTCCCCAGCAAATTCCGTCACCGCCCACATTTGGCAGTGGCGCGGCATACAATTTGGTCTTCATATCCGTCGGTCTTTCCAAGCAAGCGAACAGGCTATATCTGGCTTTCATTGCGGATGAGCGTCGGATCAAAACCATCCCCGGTAGCGGGACCCGCAACGCCCCTTCAATGCCTTCCATCCACAGCCCTGTCACCTGAGGCGGACGCCATTCCGCCACCACACGCTCCGCACCCGTAATGCTCACATAGAGGGTATTCCCCCCCAGCAGCCCTGTTTCCATGCGCACCTGCTGGGCGAAGACCCGCGTCAATTCCTTCGGGCTAACGAGAATCTCAATCGACCCTTTTTCCGTCGCCTTTCGGAGGACGATTCCAAATGGATAGAAAAACAACACCGCCGCTGGGGTTGCCTTTAATGCCGCCTCAAGCGCAATCCCAGCGAAGGTTGTGCTTGGGTTGCTTTTTGCCTTTCTTGGCATGGTTTTCCTCCTCTCCTTTTGCGATCATTTTCCTTGCCAACGCCGCGTTTGCCATCAGGCATTCTCGCCAAGCCGCCTCCGTTCGGAGCAGCGTGAGACCTTTGAGTGCCGACGCAAAAAGTGTGTCGGCTTCCCTTTGAATCTCAATGATGCCCGGTAAATTCCCTTCACCCCACAATAGAGCGTGGTTACAGTCCGCCATCTCCTGCACACTTTCTGCGTCATTATCAAAGAAAGCATTCCCGCTGCATCGCCCTACCCAAGCGAGAAACGCCCAAATTTGAAAGACTGGCAACTCGGTATCCCGTTCCACCTTGAATTTCTTGGCATTTATGATGCTATCCGCCAAGCATTTCAACACATCAAAGTCCATGCCTCCCATCCAGCCAATCACGTCCTGCATTTCCTCTACGTCAAGGAAATCTTGGTAGGCTTGGTAAGGTATTCCTGCTGCCAGTTCTTGAAGATCATCGACCTGCTGCGTATCGGCTGTTTCCGCGTTGATCCCGTTGAGAATGAATTGCTCAAGCGTCTGCAAATCGTCTCCACTCCAGATGCGATCCAGAACCCGCAGATAAAGCGCAGGAAAATCTTTTTGGCAGATCGCAATGCCTAATGCAACCAGCGCCACATAATCTCCGTTTAGGTCGCCGAAAAAAATATCCTCCACTTTCTCCAAGACAACTTGGGCATCAACTGGCATGAGCCACATGGTCGCCAGCGCTAGTCGCTCGCTTAGTGCCTTCATAGCCTTCATAAGCCGTACTCCGCTATGTCCCGCGTGGTTGCCTCCCCCTCCAGCCGCTTTAACGCAAAGATGAGTCTTCCGCATTGTTCGTGGTATATCGTCATCTCTTTTATCCCAGCTTGCGCCGTTGTTCCGTCGGGAAGTTTTGGCATCTCGCCAGCCGTTTCAGTCTTTTCGTAAAGTTCCAGCGCCTTCAGCGTTTTGGGCTTCATCTTTGCCAGCATCTCCGCCAGCCCCTGAATGTCCATCATCCACACCTTTCCGAGCAGCATCCCGCCGCTCTTCGTACCTGCCCTCCCTGCGAGGGGAGGGCAAACGAAACCTAACCATACCTAACCCTTTCGCCCCGGCTGTGGCAGAAATTCCACAATTCGATGCGTTCCGTCCGTCCGCTCGCTAATGGTGGCATTCGCCACCTCTGGAAATTGCCGCCGCAGTTGATCACGCATTTGTTCATTGCTCATGATCCGCGTGCTGTCATCTTCCACGATTCGCGTGTTCCCCACTTTGAAAATTCGAGGTAGTTGGTTTGTCTGTGTCGTGCTAGTCATTGTCGGAATCCTCCATCTCTTCGCGTCCTTCAGCGGCAGCGGCGGCATCTTCTCCAGCCGCGTCCTCGGCAGGTGCGGGCTTTCCCGCGATCTTTTCCAGCGTGTTCGCCTTCGGCATATCCATCGGCGGCGGGTTTTCCTCCACCGCCGCCAGTTTGACTGCCGCCAGTTTGACTGCCTCCCAAATTTCCTCCGTCTCCTGATAGTTGAATTGGTGGATCACCGCCAAGTCCTTCCGCTGGACAGTGATCGTCCCGCACACCCCGTCTTCTGCCAGTTGCACAACGAACACTAAATCGTTGTTTTCGTTCTTTTTTGCCACGCTACAATCTCCTTGTGGTACTCCCACAAACGGGGTTGGGCTTGCCTTCCCAAGCGTTTGCCCAACCCTAGTTTGCCTCTGCATAATCCCGCATGAGCGCCTCAACGCGCTCATCAACACCATTCGTTGCTAACCACGCCAAAACCGCCTCCGGTTTGCTCGCCGCCAGCGCCAGAAATGCCGCACACGCCTCAGAGAACCGCCTTAAAGCCCGACTGTCCTCTATGTTCACGACCACCGTTCCGAATTCCGCCATGTCAGGCGGCGCTTCCTCCCCGGCGGGCACGCCGAGTTCTGCCTCTGGATAAGCATCAGCAAGATGCTCTTCCCAAGTCTTTGCGCTGCTCGCCGCTTCTTCCAGCGTCTCCGCACCCCTCTCAAACGCCTCCCCCGTCGGCTGGGCGGGCGGTGCCTCCCCATCCAGCGTGACCCTCCGCAGTCGTGATGAAGTCTTTCCGATGCTCCCTGTCTCCATCGTCTGCGTCTTGCCGTCACGCTCGTAGGTGCGCTTGCTGACATAAGCTCTGGTAGCAACAGAATCAAGCTCGGCACGCACCCCACCCACAAAGGTGTGACTTGTGCCTGTCAGCCGAGCAATTTCCCGGTCTGACCATTGTCGCCACTCAATGTCCTCCAGCAAGCGGCTGACCGCACGCCTCTTGTCTGCGTGCGTCCGTGGCAGACCATGATTAGAATTCTTGCCCACACTGGCAAGGATAGCTTCCCGTTGCGTCCCCTCCAACACCCGCGCCCGCATCGTTTCCAGACCCATCTTTTTGTGGGCTTGAAATCGATGGAAGCCATCGACCAACCAACGGTTATCGCCGTCGAAGTAAACCTCAATCGGTGGCAATATATCACCGCGTTCGCGTGCCTCCACCAGTGCCTGAACATGCAAATGGTTGATTCCCTCTCGGCTCTGCGTGCCGCCGTCCAGCCGCAGGTCAGCAAGCCGCAGTTCAACGATCATCTCGCCCTTGTCTTCCTCCGTCCCTGCCCTTGCCCCGCCCGCCAACTTGCTTAAAGTATTCATGTTTGTCTCATCTCCTCTCGCCCCATCGAATGTTTTTCCCGCATTCCCCGCATACATAGCCAAGGATTCGCACATCCCCGCCTACCCCCTCCGCCCATAAACTACCATCCGGCGCAATATACAGCTTGCCTTGTTCCGCCCCACACACCCGGCAGCACACCCGGCGTTTAAGCGGCTTCTTTTCCGCAGGTTTGCCCATTTCACATCTCCCCGTAAAACGGATTTTCTGCCATCGCCATGATCGCCCGCCCGCCGGCGAGCGTTTCCACCGCGCCCAGAGCCGCCATGCTCAACGCCACCGCCGCGTCGATCTTGGCACTGGACAGTTCCTTCACCAGCCGCTGCCCGCGTTCGGTGCTTTTGGTCATGGCATTGGTGACGTGTTCCCGCAACGTAGCGTCGCCGTAGTGCGCCAAGTTTTTTCCCACGATCAGTTGGTAGAGGTGCGTGTCCGCCTGCACCCGCCGCGCCGTCTGCGGGAACTCGACCATACGCACACCCGCTCGCCTGCACATTTCTGCAATCGCCGCCATTTGGAACGGGTCGTACAACACCGCCGCCACTCGGTATTCCCGATGCAGCCGCACGATTTCCGGACCAATCGTCTCGGTAAGCTGAATTAACCCACCCGGTGAGGGTTTCCACACCTGTGAGTGCAGAACATCCACCCGGTGCGCATCAGCGTTATAGCCGCACGCCACCAACGCCGTGCAGTCCGCCTTCGTCGCCGCGTCCACACCGATTACAATTTGGCGTTCGTCTCTCGGCTTCAACCCCCGCAGCGCCGTGTCCATGAGCGCGTCCCACTGCTCCGGTGTGCAAAACGCCTCTGTGCTAGACACACGCCTATTTTCCCACGTTCGGGCGAACTCGCCGGGGTGCATGGTCCGCCGCCGCTCCTCAATGTAAGCGTCCGTGTGCCACATCATCCTCGGCTTGTGATCCCAGTAGATAAAGAGACGCCCGTTTCGCCAGCACGCGGGCTTCCCGTCCCCGTCGTCAAGATGCCGCAACTCACCCACCGGCTCGCCCGACATCCCCGCGTCAATCAGGTCGTGCCAGAAGTTGCTCTGCCCCTCGAAACCCTGATATCCCGTATAAAAGATAGTCGAGTTCGGGCGCGTCGGGACCGGAACAAATTCCGTCATGAGCCGCTCCCCGCCTTTGTGGATGATTCCCCAAGGCTCGTCAATGGTGGCGAAACTTTGGTTTCCCCCCGCCTCACCGCGTGAGTCCGCTGGAATTGCCCGAATCGAGCTCCCGTTGTCAAACAGAATTTCTGTAGCGGTGTGATCCCAATGCTGCCCGCGCTTCAGCAGCGGGTTTTTCTCTATCGCTCCGAGGATTGCCCGAAACACCCGCGCTCGGCTGCCTTGCAGGTCGTTTGCCACAACGTACTGCTCGCCCGGCACGTCCACAAAAAGTGCGTACCAGATGTGCGCTCCTGCCGCGATCTGGCTCTTGCCCGACTTTTTTGGTGCGCTCCAAGCCACCTGACTGTACGGCAACTGCCCGTCGCCGCCGGGAAAAATGTGGTCGAAGATATCCTTAAAATAATCAGGAAAGTGCGCCAGTGTTGGGGTCCTCTTATCAAAGAGATAGAGTCCCCCCCGGCTGGTCGCCCACTCGACAAACGATGGTCTACTCATGATCAATCCTTTGCTCTTCCTCGAACCCCAGCACCGCAGCAGCCTCAATCGCCAGCAGCTGCTCAATGACGGCGACAATTTAACGTTGTCCCCATCCCACAAGTCGGTCTCAAAAGGCAGCCGCACACGGCTGATCCGACCATCCGTGACCAAAATCTTGAAATGCTGGAATTTCGGTCCGTCATTGTGTCCTCATAATCCTAAACTACTCATGAAATCGTTTGCTGCGTCCTCGGCATCCGGCTCCTCAAGGATCACCGCCGCCGCTGGAATAATGCCCATCCCCGCTACCGGGGTGCTAACGTGGGCGCTCTTCCCCATCAGCCCCGTCCATGGGAACATCTCTCCCAGCACATCCGCCCGCCCGTTTACGAGACTTGCGTATAGCCGGATCGCGTTCGCCACATGCCGCGCCGACTGACGTGCCTTACGCCACGCCGAGACGATTTGCATTGCTTCCCATGCGCTTCCCGTGTCCGAGAGTCGCACCTTCAATGTTGGTCTGCTCATGGTCTGGAACGCCTCCCTCGCCCCGATGTCCTTTGGGACAAAGAGTCGCTAGGGTCAGCGCCCCCCGGCAGTAAGCATCGTCAGCAGACCGCGCACCTCAGAGTCATCTGCGTCCGGGCAGGTCGCAACCTTCATTCCAGCAAACCATTCCCGCAGGTGCGCGTCAAGATGCAGCGCAGTTCCCCCGTTCAGGACAACCCGCGTGAAGGAGTACGGGAAGGCAGTAAGAATGTCCTGAACCGCGCCATCTGCCAGCCGTTTGATGCCCGCGTCATAGACTTCCGTAATGTCAATCCGAACTCCCTGAGCCACCTCAATCTCTTTTTTCGCCCCCGGCTTCATCCCCGCCAGCGGGCGGATTGCCGCGTCGATCCGGCTCACGTCCGCCCCTCGGACGGCGCTCATGGCGTATTCGTGAATATCCCGCACCACGACACCCATGCCCCGCCGCCAAAATGTCCGCGCCAGATCGCGCTGGAACTTCATACCTTCAAAAACGAGCGCCTGTGTCGTCTCGTACCCAATATCGATTAAAAGAGTCGTTCCCCCGATATTCGTCCCCGCACGCTTTTCCCCGTCCGCGTTGAAGGCATAGTGGTACATCGCCCCCGCGCCCTCTGGCAGAATTTTCAATTTGCGATCCCACACCTCTAGTCGCAGCTCGCACCCGTACCAGTCAACAAGGTTGTGTTTTCCCTTCAGCCGTTTGCGAATCGTCTCCATCGCGTCGGCGTCGTTGTAAACGTCCACCGGCACACTCAGTGCGATCTGCGGAGCGACGGGGTAAGGTGTCCCGCGCTGACCGGGAAAGAGTTGGATCGTCATAGCCTCGAACATCTCAAAATAGGTGTCGCTTGTGTACCGCTCCCGTGCGTTCAGCCGGGCAACATATTCTCGTTGCCCATGTGCCGCCACATCTTTTACGCCAAAAACCTTCATGACCCCGCCCACCCGCAGGCTGACGCCCGGTTTTTCGTCCCGTGCCTTCAGCCCTCGTTTTTCCGAGATCGGGGCGCTAATCGGCGCAAACTTCACAACGCTCCGTCGTGCGCTGGAAAGTCCTTTCACATCCCCGTTCCCGATGTTCATTCCTGAAAAAAGTTCGTCGTTATTCATGGTGTCTTTCCGGGCATCTCGCCCTGTTTTGCTTGATTGCGCCGCCTCTCGCCGCGCTACTCTACCGAACCGATCCCCATGACAGCCCGCACAAAATCCGGCTGATTTGTGCCTGACTGACCCTAAATTGCTGCGCCAGTGCCCGTTGGCTAAGGCTTGGGTTTTCCTTCCATGCCCTGCGAATCTCTCTCACCTTCTCCGGGTCCAGCTTGCGTGTTTTGGTCTTCATGCCATGCCTCCCTTGCCGCCATTAGGAGAATATCCGTTGCACTCTGTTCCCCTTCGTCTCGCCGCTGCGCCCACTGTAAATTCTGTGCCGTCTGTTTTATCATCCGCCCAGCGCTGCGCAGATGCCCCGCCAAGTATTTGAGAATGTCCGCCGCCGCCTCACTGTGAGACACATCTCCCTGAATCGATTCTCGGTCACGCAGATAAACCACCGCCCCAGCGATCTGGTTAGCAATCAGCCACAGCGCACGTCGTTGCGCTCGTTGTAGCTCCGAAAACGCGCCTTCATCCAGCGCCCCCAACGTCGCCTTTTCCAGCCCACCCCCGGCGACTTCTGCTTGGAGTTGTGCTAATTCATGCGCCACCTTTGCGTACAATCCCACTTTGTGCGCGGTTTCCGGGCTGATCAGGGCGGCATGACGTTCCTTGCCGTCCGGGGTCACGCCCCCCGCCATAGTCTCCGCCAGCCACAGCGCCGCGTCCGCCAAGTACCCTGCCACGTCCAGCAAGACAGGGATTGTCAACGTCTCCGGCAGCGTCACCCTCTGGACCGGAGTCGTGGACCACATCCCGTGTGCTTGGGCGTTCTTCCCCGTCAGCCCTTTTCTCATGAATGGTTCCTGTGATCGTCGTTTTCCCGTGTTGCCTCACTCACGGCTGACGGCTCGCTCGCCACCCGCCCCATGAAGACCAATTCATTGGAGACGAAAAGAATTTGGTATCCCTCCGTCCCCAGCGCCCTGTAGAGGTCGTCATGCCTCGTCAGCGACGCCTGTTTGTTCCCGCTCGCCAATTGCATTGCCGCCTTGTATTTTGCTGTTTGCCTCACGTTCATTCTCCTTTGCCACCATGTGCCGCACCACCGCCAACGTCATCAAGCAATCCCCCAGCGCGTCGTGCGCGTTTTCCACCGCCACACCGCATTGCCGCGCGGCCGCGCTCAACTTCTGCCACCTGTATGACCCGCGATAGTCGTTCCAATCCCCGTAAAATTCCGCGTATTCAAGCATGACGCAGTGAGACTTGTCTTCGATCAAAGTCGCCACGTCGTATCCGCCCCCGCCTGAATTTTGATCTGACAAGACTGTACTGGATTGCATGACTCGAAGATCGTAGTTTGCGTTGTAGATAAGGACGTTTTTATCGCCCAAAAGCGCGTATAGAAACCGCGATACCGGACCCCACTTCGGCGCTTTTGCCACCGCTTCATTGGTAATTCCGTGAATTGCGCTCGCCCCCGCCGGGATTGGTTTTGTGGGCTGCACCAAAGTGTTGAGAATTGTGCGCCCGGCTGCGTCGATCACCGCAATCTGGCAGACCTCCGCATCATCGCCCAGACCCGTTGTCTCGGTATCCAAGATGAAGAAATCCCCACCCCGAATCACGTCCAGAAATTTCGACGTTAACATTGTTTTCACTCCTTCTGGCAACATTACCAGTTGCTAAACTTTTCCTCGCCCAGTCGTTAAAGTCACGCCCCCCGCAAAAAAACTGTTTTCGAGGCGGGGGGCATACCCCACCTCTCCCCCTTCTGACATCGTAAAAATCACTTCCTATAATGTTACTTATCGTGCAATTAACCTCATTTACCCCCACCCCGCGCCACTTTCCAACCAACCCCCCTTTTTTATCACCTCCGTTCCCAAAGTATCCCCCACGCAACTCTCTGTGTGAGCGTGCGCGTCGTTACACCAACCAATACCTCGCTCACCCTGTCCCCGACGAGCGGTAACAGAGTTACAGGTTTTCGAGAGACACCAACCCTCACACATATACGCATCATGCATGTTCACGATCTGATCTCCTCGCATCTACTTCCCATCACCACGTATATCTATCTATATATCTTTGTAACTCTGTAACCATAATCATATCTATCGGCACTCCATCAGCATCCGACCCGGTTACAGTTCCATCCGTGAACCTGTAACCGTCTGTAACTCAAAATGGAACTTCTTCATCCCCACTTTGATTCGATTCACCTCCGCTGGCAGGCACAACCACCCCTGCCTTCAGGTGAAGCACCCGCCGCGTTTTGACCAACCCCGGCGCACCAACTTTGATCACGGTAGTTTTGGTGTCTCGACCCGATTTGAGCATCCCTTCTTCGTTCAACAACCGATACAGTTCCGCCCGCGAAAACCCCACCCGTTGTTGTGACTTGAATTTCCGCTCTACTACGCGATCAAACACTGTTGGCAACAGGTAAACCCCGCCCGCGTCATACCAGCCAGCCAAAACATTTAACGCGGTGACGCCTTCATCGTTCGTGCGCGGTAGAAGAACGAACGAACCCTCATCGATGTACTCCTGAATTGATTCGAGAAACTGCTGGACAGGTTTCTGATCCGTAGCGTGTGACGCTTGATCCAGCGCCCGCGCCATGACCACCCCCTCCATCTTGCCCAAGAATTCATCCACATGCGCTTTTGTTCGCGCCCCGGTTTTGCTCCAGTAGGATTCCCACAGGAACTCCCCAAACGCTTCCCAAGCAGCCCACAAGACCGCGAAATTCTGCGCGATCCGAGCAACGTTTGGCGCCCGTTCATTCCGCGCCCGGACGTGCGCTGTGATCCCTTGCATCTTCAATTCGATTCGGCTCGCAAAGCCAAATTCGTCCCCGTTTGCCATGAGCCACATCACCCACCGCGCCGTGATCGTTGGATAGAATTCCGCCAGTCGTTCCACTTTCCGTAGACCTGCGCTGTAGTCCTGACGCGGAAAACGAATGACAATCGTCCGCGCCATGAAACTCGCCTCGCCTTGTGGAATGTCCTCGCCTGTGGTCATCATCCACCAGCGCGGTGGCTTGCGCGTCTGCATCGCCGCGCCGCCTTGCGTCAGTCTCCCTCGTTCGTTTCCGTCCGAGTATCTGTGAACCATCTCGATGAAATCGCTTGGCTTGACCAAGATCGGCTTGTATTCATCGACCATTCCCAGCACGTCAGGCAGGGAAAACCCCGCAAATTCGATTTTGTTGATCGTTGTGAAAAAACTGGTTAACGGACTACTTTTTGCAAAATTTCCATACAAACTCATCATCAGTTTCGCCGCGCCGGTTTTGTGGCTACCAGTCTCACCGGAAGCGTGCAGCGCAAACTTCTGCGAAATAGGCATGAAACGAGCAGCGGGCGGCAAAATAGCAAACGCCAGCAACGGCATGGCGATGTCAATTGGCAAGGCTTCAAACAACCCGCCCAGCAGCCCGCCCACGCCCTTCTGGAACGCCTCCTCCCCTTCGTCTTTCACGCCAAATCGGTTGAAATCAGTCGCCAGCTTGACCCGATAATCGCCCGGCAGCTCACCCACGATTCCGCCCGGCGTGACATAAGCCCAACCTTTTTCCGTCTCGATCCACCCTGTTCGGGCGATCTCCGTGATTTGTTGGATTTTTTCACGGCTCACAGCGTCCATCGCTTGCGGTAGCTCATTCTTTCGTAAATTCGGCACGCTGAGGAACACACCCGCCACGTCCTTCACCGCTCGAATCACTGCGCCGGCGTCGCCCGAATCACGCGCTGGAATGCGTGCCTCGTATATCGCCTCACTGCCCCTCAGCCTAACGCGAATGTTCAAATAGTTTTGCCTTTCCGCGCCGTCATCAACGCGGATGAACTCGCTATACCACGCCGCGCCACCCGACGTGATCACCGCCCTTTTTCCTCCAAACCCGGCGACGATTTCGCCGTCTTCAATGCGGTAGTAACCCCCATTTTCCCCCTCCGCTGGATTGTGTCCGTTTCCGTTTATCGGCGGTGGATTGGACGCTTTCCGGTAATTCTCCATCATCTGATCGATGATTTTTGGCTGAATAACCGTCCTCACCGCTCGCTTCAAGCCGCCTGCCAGCGCATTCCCCGCCGCCAGCGGGTAACCAACAGCGATTTGAACCGCCTTTTCCAGCGCCTCCGCTTTGTCTTTTGCCGCCTCGACACGCTTGACAAGGACATCCGCGAATGATTCCGCCAACTCCAACGTGTCGCCGAAATCAACCGCTGTTGCACCTGCCTTCATCCATGCCGCCGCGTCGTCCCCGCTCGCCCAACGAACGACCCGCACCTTTTCCAGTGGAAACGCCGCCGCAACGAGGTCCAACGTCTTCGACTTCACCGATCCGTCGGCATCAAGCCCCAGATAAATTCGCTCTGCTCTTGCTCCAATCCGCGCCAATCCCGGATCGTCATGTCCCAATCCGCACAGCGCCACCGCGCTGACCCCCTCTGGCGACAATGTCTCACACGCCCACACGTCAAGCGCACCTTCGACAATAATGAATTCGCTCGCACTTGTGTGGGCGTTGTAAATTGTTTTATAAGCAAGATCGGAATTTGGCAGATGGAGATATTTCGGTTTCGTTTCGTCGTCAATGGCACGACTACTAAGATACGTGACCTCGCCGCCACGCATGAAAGGAATCACAATTCGGTTTCGGAAAAAATCACGTAATTTCTCAAATTTGTCGCTGATCAAACCCAAACGCCGCGCCAGCGCCACATTGCCATTTGTCCCCACCAAGTGGTTGAGGAATTCATTCCCTTCCCCCGCCGCGCCTACGTGCCACTTACGCATGGTTTCATCTGTGAACCCACGTCCGATCAAATAATCTCTCTGTGGCTTGCCAACCGCCTCAAAAAGACTTTTATGATAGAAATCCGCCGCCGCCTTCAGGAGCGCCGCCGCGTCGTCCAAGTCGGCTCGCCGCTCCGGTGGAACAACGGACGGCGACGGCACGTTAAATTTTTTCGCCAGCCGTCGCCGCGCCTCCGCGAAATCCACGCCGTCCCGCGCCCCCACCCAATCGAACACGTCGCCGTGCTTCCCGCACGACGCCGCGTAACATTTCCACTTCCCCAAGCCCGCCCAAACCACCAAGCTGGCGGATTTGTCCTCATGGAACGGGCATTTTCCCGTTGCTGAACGTGCGTTTCCCCGCAGTTCAACAGTCTCCCCAATTTCGTCGAGGAGATTGACTCTCAGGCGCACATCGTCGGTGAATCTGTCCCAATCAACAGGCGAGGGCATGAGCGGATTAATTTCCTTTCTTGCCTTTGATTTTTTACAGTGTCGCCTGCACCAGCCGCGCACCTTGCTCCATCAGATGCCACCACTCCAAGCTGAAGCGCTCGATCTGCCCCATCCGCGCCACAATCGCTTCCATGACAGTGACTGGATTCGGCACCTCATCATTCGCCAGATAGTCTTCCGGCGAGAAGATCGAAAACTGCTGCCCGCACGCCGGACATTCGTAAAAACGCTCTACGCCGTCCGTCTTCGCCTCGCACCATATTTCCTCCACCGCTGCGCCACAAGCGCAACCAATTTCGCGCTCCATGTCTTTAATTGTCGTCATCGCCATTTCCTTCGTTTTCCTCATCCTCATCACGGCTGATGCTGATCGTCAATTCAATCAACTCCACCGGCGTCTCTTTCAGCATCCCCGCCAAAAAAATCTTACCCGCGCCCACCCAGTCCCGGAGGTAAAGTTCCATCGCCTCCTCCTCGCTCTGCGGCTCAATGACAATATTGAAGGTTAAAATGGACATGATGTTTGCTCCTAAACTATCTACCTTTCCTTAGCACCGTGACGACCCGATCCGTCGCCACGTCCACCACCACCATGACGGAAATTCCCCGCCGTCGACCTACGCGATACTCTCTGCCTGAAAGCGGCTTCGTCCCGAAGTAGGCGAATTCATCCTCAGTCGCTGGATGACCATTCGTCCACAGCAACGCGAACACGCCCTCGGCGTCGTAATCGCGCAGCCGTTCCCTCAGCCGCCGCTTGGCATGACCCGATATGTCCATCGCATATCACTCCGCTGCCTTTGGTTTTCGACCCCGCCGTTTTTTTGGTAAATTCGGCATTTGATGGTTTTGATCACCATCCAAGACAAAAAAAACACCCTCCATTTGGGCGAGAATTTGTTCAATTGTCGCACCGTGACGCTCCATTATCGCATCGCGCACCAACCGAGAAGTGGATATTCCTGCTCGATCTGCGATAAGATGGAGCGCCGTGCGTTCTGCTACCTTGCCCTGAAAAGGTAACGGGATGCTGTTTCTCGTCATGTCGGATCAAAACCTTGATTGCTGATTTCACTCATCAAGTATAATTCAACTTTGAAAATGCGCAAGTGGTTGTATAATCAAGTTTGGAAACTCACACCAAAACCATGAGCAAATTTCGGGACTTTCTTCGACAGGAAATGGGCAAACGCGGCATGAGCGGACGCAACTTTGCTGAGTTCGTCGGCGTAAACCCCACGACAATCCACAACTATGCGAAAGACGAAGGAAATGCCGATCCAAGCATGGATTTCCTCTCCAAACTGGCAAAAGCAACCGGATATGACCTAATCGCCATCGTCGCCCTTGCCTACCCCGAAGTCTACGCCCTCACCCGCCCTGAACCGGAAGCGATCATCTTTGCCCAGCGCCTCTCCGCCCTCCCCGCCGATCAGCGGGAGGTCTTGTATCGCATGATTTTGAAATGAATTCGGCAACGCATTCACCGTCGCCACCAATTCAACCATATTTTCAAATGTGAACTGTGCTAGAATGTTCAAATCATGTTCAGTGAGCATAAACAATCTCCATGAACACAGTGTAGTCAGAAAATGTGTTCTAATTCAAGACAGAATACAGATAGAATTTAGTTGATTTTCCGTTTGGAGACCTCAATGAGTCGTTTAATCTTTCTCATCCTTTTTCTTCTCTCGTTTGTTTCCTCCCCCGCCCGCGCACAAGACAACCTGCCCGCCCAGTGCAACCCAACGGGCTTTTTCCAAGTCTTTTACACGATATTCCCCAAAGACGCCGACCCTCTCGACACCGATGTTTATCTCGAATTCCTCAGCAAAATCCGCGTTCTCACTGATTCCCAATGGCTTCTCTGCATCGGCATGAAGTTTTCCGGCGAAAACGCTAAACTCCTAGGACCCATCGAGCTTCCCGCCGGGCTTTACCGCGTCACGTTAACCACCAACGGCTATTTCATTGCCAAACTGGAGATCATCGATGGCGACTGTTCGGGAACCGGACTCGGCGCACTCTACGGCATCTTTGAAGGTCAAGCGAGCGACGGTTCAGAAACACTCATCAAATCGTCTGGTTGCACAACCCTGATCGACACTTCCAACGTCACTGACCCATGGACGCTCACCATCGAACCCCTCCAATGACCTCCAAAAACGCCCTCCTTGCTCGCCATTCAATCTACCCTCGCTTTCGTTTCGCGCCCCCTACCCCCCTTCTCCTGCCCCAAAAATTGCGCCGAGTGTCGCCGTCTCGGTTGGTCAGACAGAACGCAATGCGCGAAACGCCCCCGCCTTGACCGTGATGGTGTCGCCTGTTACGGATCATAAAAAAGCCCGTCCTTCAGCCTCGGATCAATCCGCTCTTTTTTCATCCTCTTCCCCTTCCCCGTCCTCGGCATTGTCTAGATTTCCCTTTTCTTCATCTTCCGATTCCCTTCCTCCCCCCACCCCGCGCCCCACCATCGCCCCCTACCCCTAATTTTTGGGGGTCACTTTTTCTTCCATTTATACATTATATAGTGTATAATTCAAGTATCGAAAGAGGCGGGAAAAGGCACACGGGGACGGCACAAATGAAGATCGAACGCTACACCACCTACACCTACACCGAAACCGCCGGGATCATCAGCGACGCCGGGATCGCCTTGATCCGCAGCTTTCTCTATGCGCAAGATGTGTCAACCGGGGAATGGAAAGACCTCAATCCCTCCCTCACCCTCACCCGCCTCCCCTCCCTTCCCGACGGCTGGGAATGGCTCTGGATCGTCCAAAAAGGCGATTATCGCGGCACTCTTCCAAAGCGCCTAAGTGCCTATTATTTCAAACAACACGAAATCAAATCCCCCGCGTCGTTTCTGGAAAAGGTTGGGGCAATCGCACGTCCCCACGTTTCCAACAATATCGTCTACACATTCCAATTTGTCGGTGAATTCGATTGGCAACCCGGCGAATTCGGCGATAGCAGCTCATGCTATTTTGGTGACCGCGCCGGTGCGTTGGAAATGATCCGTGAAAACGGCGGCATGGCGATCTGTTTCTATGACGAAAATGAAGACGGTCTGGCACGCGCTTGGCTCTATGAGGTAGAGGAATGTGTGTACATCCCGTGGAATGGCTACGGCATGGAAACGATCCACATTGCACGCATTTTCGCGGGATGGACGGGCTTATCATACAAACGAATTGCACTAACCAATGGCTTTACGGCATACGGCATCTTGTGGATCAACGGGGCGCGGGGGTTCGTGATCGGCGCACCTGACAAGGTAGCCGAATTCATCTCATACAATTTCAATTGGGAAGAAATCAACGTCTACATCTGCCATTACTGCGGAAAAACACTAAATGAGGATGAAATGTACGTCGGTGCGGACGATGAACAGTATTGTTCCCGCTGTTTCCATGACATTTTCGCTTACTGTGATTCTTGTGACGAAACAACATACCGTGACAATCTCACCTACACGGACGATAATCAAGACGTTTGCGAAAGTTGTCTAGACAGCAACTACACACGCTGTGAAAATTGCGGTACATACGTCCGTAATGAAGATGCTCATTTTCACGACGGAGATCACCTCTGTGAAGATTGCCTACCCCCCGACCTCGACCCCGCGCCGGAATCAGACCCCCCCGCCCCGTAGGGGGGCGCGGACATTTTGGCGGGCATGGTTGATTAATGCATTATCCAGTGTATAATGTGGAAATGAGGAAAAATAGGGAACATAAAAATGACCGAGAAACAGCGTCTAGCGGACGAACTGAAACACATCGCTGAACGGCGCGGGCGCGGGCGACCAAGCCGTGCGTGCCTTGAAGCGCTAGACGCGATCCAAAAACTAGAACGTGCCGCGTGGGTTCCCGCCGCGTGGCAAGATTCCGCCCCCACCGACCCGCCGCAAGACGATCAGGAATCGTCCTGCCGTGCCGTTACGGAACGCATCAACCGCTACCTCACCCTGATCGCCTCGCCAGAAGCGCCGCCGAGTCAAGCCGTGCCCACCCGCCCCGCGTTTCCGTCTGAGAAATCCCTTTTCACAACGAATGAAGCTGCGCAATACCTGTCCGTCTCTGTTGATGCGATCAAACGTTGGGTATTCCGCACAAAGGAACTGCCGGGTGAAATCCTCGGAAACACTATGACCTTTCGCCGCACCGACCTTGACGCCATCGCCGCCCGCAAGTCCGCCCAGCGCCGGGGTCGCCCCTTCAAAGAAAGTATCAAAAATGGCTGATTCGGGCGGATTATTTGTTTATTCCTCACTATCCGGTTGCTTCCCAAGCAACATGTCAGCGGTTCGAGTCCGCTTACCCGCTCTTAGCCCTCCTAGCCTATGTAAACAGCTCTCAAATGATGCTTCCCTTCGTGGGGAGTTTGTGTTTATAGCACCAACCCCCTCTCTTTGGGT